TTTATTTTATTTATAATTTTTTCTAAATTTTAATTTAAACTATCTTTATGATTAATATAAACGAGATAATTTGTATAATTTAAATATATAAAAGTAAAAATATAATAATATTTTGTAAAATTTGAAATATTAATATTTTCACTTGATAACTTCAAATATAAATAATTAAATATTTTTTCATAATTGGTCCAGTTAAATAAATCTGAATCATATTTTTTTTTAATATTTTCAAAACTTTCTGTAAATAAACAAATTACATTTTGGTTATAAATTATATTGTCATTCATTTTTTTTAGAATTATATATTATTATTTTAAAAAAATATAATTAATAAAACACAAAAAATTGATTATATTTTTATATATTTATTATTTTAAGTATATATATATATTGTTATTAAATAAAATGATAAGTGATACATCAAATGATGAATATCAAAATATTATTAAACAACAAAATAAAATTTTTAATTCAGTTGATAAAAATCATCAAATAGAAGTGAGTGTAGTTGGTAATACTTGTTGGTTTAATATTAACAAATTTGAATTTGAATATTATAAAACATTTTTATTGATGTTGAAAGATGTTTTGGTATTTTTAAAAAATAATAATGTTATCTATATTAAACAATATATTTATGAAGATGATTGTGAATATTTTAAAAATAGTTCAGTCGTAAATATTTATAAAGATAAATATATAGTTACTACAAATATTGATAATTTTATTGATGAAATTATATCTGTTTTTGGAATAAATAAAATTTAATTTATTTAATTTATTTAATTTATTTAATTTGATTTAAATTAATTTAAAAAAATTGATTTAATAAAATAATATATATATACATATATATACTTATAAGAATGTCTAATTATAACAACCGTAATAATAATAGTGGTAGATTTAGAAATGACAATTATGAAAGGAGAAATGGAGGAGATAGAAATGGAGGAGATAGAAATGGGGTAGATAATAAATCAAGATTTAAAAGTTTTAGAAGAACTGACGAACGTCCACAAAAATCTCTTCATGAAAATGAACAAAAATTTAATTATGCAACTTTAGCAAATGATTTATTAGATAAAGATGATATTATGTGTTCTGAAGAAGTAATAACTGATGCTTGTGATAAATTTGAAAATATGGGAGGAGAAAATGGATTAAAAGAAGATCTTTTATTGGGAATTGTTGCATTAGGATATTTAGAACCATCAAGAATTCAATCTTATGCAATTCCCCAAATGACTAAAAGAAGAGATATATTAGCTCAATCTCAATCGGGAACAGGTAAAACTGGTGCTTTTTTAATTAGTGCTCTTGAAATAATTGATTCAAATTTAAATGCTCCTCAAGCAATTATTTTATCTCCAACATCTGAATTAGCATCACAAACTTTAGTTGTTGGAAAATCTTTAGCAATAAGAATGGAAGATATTAAATTTTCTTACACTGTTGGAGGTACAGATGCAATAAGTAATATTAGAGAATTAGGTGGTGTTTACCAAGGAAAAACAGATGACAAAGCAGCACAAATTATTGTTGCTACTCCAGGTAGATTAATTCATATTATGAAAGAACATCCACAATTATTTGAACATATTAAATTACTTGTGGTTGATGAATGTGATGAACTTTTAACAGGTTCTTTTAAAGAAGAAATTAAAAAGATTTTAGAAGGATTAGCAACTAATGTACAAATTTGTCTTTTCTCTGCAACTCTAAATAGTGATGTTATGGCATTATCAAGTCATATTCTTAACAATCCTGTTCAAATTCTGATTAAAAAAGAAAAAATGACTTTGGATGGTATTAAACAAACATACGTACGAGTTCAAAATCAAGATGATAAATTAAAAGTACTTATTGAAATGCTTCAAACAATTCAAGTTCCTCAATTTATTGTTTATGTTAATACTAAGAAAAATGCTGAAACACTTAAAATCTTTTTAGAAAAAGATTATAGTGTGTTAACTATTAATAGTGGTATGTCTAAATACGATAGAGCAGATATTATTAGAAAATTTAAACAAGGTGGATATAAATGTTTAATTTCTACTGATTTATTGTCAAGAGGTATTGATATTCAACAACTATCTTTGGTAATTAATTATGATTTACCCCGTTCTGACAATATAGAATGTTATATTCATAGAATTGGTAGAACAGGTAGATATGGTAAAGCTGGTTTATCAATTAATTTAGTTACTAAATATGAAGAAGATACACAAAATATTATTTCTCTTACATTTAAATGTCCAATTCAACCATTAAAAAAGGATTTCATTAAGGATCTATAAATTAAATAAAAATTATTTTTTTGTAACATTTTTTTCTTTAATTGTATAAAATTTTATTTTATTATTTACAATTTCACCATAATTATTATATCTAGAATGATATTTTTTTTTACCAATTCCATTTAAACATAATGTATTAAAATTATCAGAAAATTTCATTAATGATAATACAATTGGGTTAGAATCATTTGCTCTACAAGATCTTGTAATTGCTGATGATATATATTGTGTAATTGAATATTTTTTATTTTTATAATTATGAGTTATTGTTTTTTTATAACATTCGTGAACATCACCTGCTAATATTTTTATTTTGTTTTGTGTTTTTAATTTAAATTTAAATAATAATTTTACGAATTTTTGTGTTTGTTTTATATTATGTGGATGTAAAGGTTCATCATAAGCATCTTTTATATACATTCCACTTAATAAACTATAATATTTTCCTGTTCCACCTATTGGTCTTGGTAAAATTATAAAATTATGTTTTTTAGGATTTGAACATAAATTTTTATATGTCCAATTAATTATTTTATCTGTAAAAATTTGTCCAGTATAATAAAATTGTGTTCTCATATCTATTAAAAGAAATTTATATTTACCAATATCAACAAAATATGAATAATCTTTATTATCATTAAAATCTATATCCATTAAACTTAATTGATAATTTTTTATATATTCCATTGCAATATTTTTATAAGTATCAAATTTTTTATTATTAGGATTATTTTGTGTTGATGGTGTTCCCCAACAATCTTTAACATCATGATCATCAAACATATTAAAATTTAATACATTTCTCATAACATTAGATTGTTCTTTTTCTGAATATGTATTTATATATAATGTTTCTAAATATTCTTTTACTTGTTTTTTATCTATTTTACCATCAAGCCATAATTGTCCAACACTATCTGCATAAATTTGATCTCCCATATGTATTATTATATCAAAAGGTGTTGTTAATATGTTTTTATTAATTTTTTTCCATAATTTACTTGAAATTCTATCTTGGTATGTATTCCAAGGTTCAGATTTTTCAGTATTGTCATTGCATGATAAAAAAAATATTTTTAAATTTTTATTATAATTGGGTGAAATTATAGGAAAAGAACCAATATATTCTATTGTATTTGTTTGTAAATTAATTACATCATAATAAAATCTTTTATATCCTAATTGATTAATAGGATAATTAATTTCAACATTTAATGGTTTTAATTTAGATTTTAATTCAGGTTTTGTTTCTATATATTCTGTCATTACTTCATTTTTTTCAATATCTTTATAAATAACTAATTTAAAATCATAATCTAAGTTACATAAAAATTTCATTATATATTTATTATTTTTAATACTAAAAAGACCATTAATAAAAAAATTTTTCATAATTTATAGTATTTATATAAATTACATATATAATTTATATTCGTAAGTATATAAAAAATTGATTTTTTAATTATTTGGTTTAATAATTAATAATTATAAACACATAAGTATTTATATATAATGAATAGAAATAATTTAAGTGAAAAAAATTTTAAAGATCTATTAAATTGGGAGATAATTCAAGAAATTGTTTTGGATTCTGATTTAAAAAATCACATAAATGTAAATAAATTTGTATCTAGTCAAATTAATGACTATTTCAATAATTCAATTGAAATAATTAAATCAAAACCTAATATGTTGGAAAAATTTTTAGAAGATTCAACTAATTATGATAAAACAAAATATCACAAAGAAAACTTGATTACTCATCTTTATTGTGTGGGTTGGATTTGTGTGTTATTTGCTGAAAAATTTAACTTAAAACCAGAATTTGCTTTTAGATTAGGGTTTTTTCATGATATTGGAAAACCTTGGGCAAAAAAATTTATTCAAACAAAAAAAAAAATAATATCAAATTCAAAAGCCCATGCTCAAGTTGGTGAAAATATTTGTTGGGAATTAGGATTAGACAAAAAAATCTGTTGGTGTGTTTCAAATCATATGTGTTCTTGTTGTCATGAAAACAACTCACAAACACATTGGGAATACAACAGTGCTCTTCAATGTATTGGATTATATTCTCAAGATATTCAATCAAGTAACTTGGAAAATAAAATTAGCACAATTATGGAATATGCTTATTCATTGGCTTGTTTAATGATTGGGGATGATTTGGGAAGATTGGGAGAAGAAAAAAAAAATTATTCCAATGTTATATCTCATAGTGAAAAATGGTTAAATCATTTTAGCCATTTTATTAGTTCTCAATCAAATCCAATTAAACATTCTGTTAAATTATTGGGTATCACACATCCTGATAATTCTATTATTATCCAAATGTATGGACATAGTGGATTTGGTAAATCAACCGCTGTTAAAAATATTATCTCTAAATTAGATGAAGTAGGAATTACTTGGGAATATGCTGAAAGAGATAAATCTTATTATAACATTTATGCCCAAACAAATAATATGGATTTGAGTGATGTTATTTCAAATATAAATTATAAAGAGGTTTGGGAATTTATTCAATCAAATGAATTAAAACAACAAGTTCAATTGGATTGGGTTGCTCAACTAAATCAAATATTAGATTCAGATTCTAAAGTTAAAATTATTGATTCAGTTCAATTAATGTATCCAAGTGCTTGGGATTCTACATTAGCAACTTTAAATCCGGATGCTTATTCTGTTTGGAAATCAAGTATTAAAATTGGATATTATGGATTTCCTCAATCTTTGTATGGGAGAGTTTTTGAACCTAAAACAGGTAACTATGAATTAATTCCAAGACCTGTTTCAGATGCCTTTACTTGGCCTAATATGAATTCAGAAATGGATAAAGCAAATAAATTTAACCCAGAACATATTGATATAGCTTATGGGGGAATTGAATTTATAGTTAATTCTATAATTAATTATAATTCTTGGTCAAAATTGTATGCTCCAGAAAAACAAATTCATTTGATTAAAATGTTGGAATCTGTTGAAAAAATTAAGTTAACATCAAAATATATTCAAGAATATATACAAAACCAATTTCCTCCTGGAATTATCCAATCAAATGAAGAATATAATTATTTTTCTTCACATTTAATTAGATTTACTTATAAGGATGGTATGCAAATTTTTCACGGGTCATCAAGAGATTATAGGGGAGAAACTATTTTATTTGATAGTTCCGCATTAAAATATTATATTGGAAGAGTAAGTTTACCTGTATTTTCAGATTATTCAGATTTAAGAAAGGATCCTGGGGTTCAGGACATCCTGATAAACAATACATGTTCTCAATTTCATATTATACCTAAATTTGATGGTAGTTTGTTTGTACTTGCTTTAATTAAATCAAATACTCCAGAATATGAAATTATATCCAAATTACTTCATTTGATACCTTCTGAATCATATTATTCAAATGACTTAGGTATTTGGTGTTTTGGTTCTAAAGGTTGTATGTTTGCTAAAAATCAATATGGGGATAGAGGAGCATTAAATAGAATATTGAATTCTATTAAAGCATCATATAATTCTATAGATAATTTTATTTCTAAAGTATCAGATGAAATTAAAGCAAATTTATTTGTGGATATTTATCAAAACATTTCATTGTGTTTTGAAGCAATTGATTCTAATCCCACTGATGAACTTACAGTTGATTATGGAAAAGCATTTTGTCCATTTTTATGTTGGATTGTATGGGATGGAGAAAAGAAAAATATTATTTTACCCAATAATATTAATTATCTAAACCCAATTGCTGAAATTACCACTGTGGACACTTGGGACAAAGTCATTCAATTTAAAGAACAAGCTCATTTGAGATTGTTAGCAGGTTCTGAATCAGATGAACCTGAAGGTTATGTGGTTTGGTTTGGAGATACAAATTTAGGTGTAAAATTAAAGCATCCAGAATATTATGTTGCGCATAAACCATACAGTAAAAAAAATATGGAAATGGCTAAAAAAATAGAATTTGATGAAGCTTATGCTAAATTAAAACCAAGATTATTGAAATTTAAACCAAAACCTCCTATTAAAGATTTGATAGGAAAAAATTTAGACTTTGTAACCGATTTATTTGTTGATAATTTTAAATATTTGAATTCAAAGAAAAATTGGGCAATCAGATGGAAAGATTCTACTTTATTAGCAGAACTAAATAGTATTCTTAATCAAATTGAATCAGATATTACTGTTTATTATCCTCAATTTAAAAAATCAATTTGTGATAAGGGTTTTGGAATGGCAATGGATTATTTTGAAAAAAGAGATGGATGGGTTGACTATTTTTTCAATAAATATTTAAAAGTTTAGAAATAATATTAAAGTTCATTATTTAAGTTTGATTCAATAACAATTTTGGATTCAATTTTATTTTTAGTTTCTTGTTCTAATACTATTTTTTTATTATTGTTTAATATAACCAAATCAATTGATTCAATAGGTTTGACAATACCAAAAATAATTTTATGGTCTGAATTAAATATATCAAATGATTTTGTTATTTCTTCTAACATATATTTTGTATGTGTATATAATAATTTATCTGATATTTCAGGCATAACAGTACCAATATCACCTAAATATAAACTTTTATTTAATTTATTCCAGTTAATTAACTCCCATTTCACATTAATTATTTCTAATGTTTCATTTAATAATAATTCATATGAATAGGTATTACTAATGATTTGATTTTTTACTTTAGTTAAAATATTTGCATAATTTGATGTATCATTTAATTTTTCTGACCAAATTTGTATTGATAAAATATGTGAATATTTCATATAATTATTTTATTTAATTGATTAAGTTTTAATAGTTTTATTTATTAAATAATATGTTTTTATAAAAAAAAATCAAATTACTGATTTTAAGGGAATTTTTTTTTGTTTTTCAACTCTCTCTCAAATTTTTGTTTTAACGTATTAATACTTTAACATATATACTTTTACTCCAAATTAAGCACAAAAAAAGTATCAAATGCTTTATTTTAAGCATAAATTATATATTCAAATGCTTAAAAATAAGCATTTGAATTTATATTAAAAATAATATAAAGAAATTAAAAGTATATATATTAATAATAATGACTAAAAAAGAAAAAGTAAATTATAAATGTTTATGTGGGATGGATTTTGGAAATAAAAAAGATAATTATAATAGACATTTAAATAAATTGAATCCATGTTTTGCAATTGCTCCTAAAAATGCTCAAAATACTCATAATTTACTCAATCAAGACTTGGTATTATGTGAAATTATAAATAAAAATATTGATGATAATGAAGAAAATACTAAAAATTATCAATGTAATTTTTGTAAAAAAATATTTAGTAGAAAATATAATTTAGATAGGCACATAAAATCTTGTAAAAATAATGAAATAAATCAAGAAAATCCTATACCAAATCAAAATGCAGATAAATTAGATTTAATTTTGAAACAAAATGAAGAATTAAAAAACGAAATAGAAAAATTAAAAAAAAAAATTAAAAGAACAAAGAAAACAACAAATATAAATATAAATCAAAATAATGTAAATAATATTAATGTTAATGTGGTTAATTTCAATGATATGGATATGGATTTAATAGATAAAAAATTATTTACAACCCCATTATTAAATCCAAGATTACAAGGAAAATTCATAATACTTCAAATGATAGAAAATGTTTATATAAATGAATCACATCCTGAATATCAAAATCTTATTATAACCGACAAAAATAGAGGATATGTTAAAATATATAACAATGGAAAATGGAAAACAGACAATATAAACACAATAAATATGGTTATAGATGAAATTGTGTCTCATTCAAAAAATATTTTAGTAGAATTGAAACAACAATACCTTAATAATCTCCAAGCAAAATCTCGTCTTAATACCAGTGAAAAATACATTAGTTTATGTGATTTAGAACATTTGGCGGATTTGGAAGATGAACATGCGAATGGGGATGTTAATAATACAACCCAGATAAAACGTTGTAAAGATTTTAGAGAAATGGTTTATAAGGATACAATAAATTTATTTCATGATAATAAGGATATTTTATCCAAAACAAAAAACAACAAAATAATTGAAATATAATAAAAATCAAATATATATTATAATTTATTATTAAACTATAATATATGATAACACGATTAAAACCAAATTTAATTTTTTTCCAAAATGGTTTGGGACAAAAAAGGTCTGGAATTGAAAAAACTGTATTGGAACTATATAATTGTTATAAATCTAAATCACTTTTTACCAAATCAAATAAATATTTTTTAACAAATACAAATAATTTGGCAAAAAATTTATCAAGATTATATTCAGCTAATTCAAATTCAAATTTAAATATTATTCAACCCAATATAAATATTGGTGGAGATCATTCAATGAGTATTGGTAGTGTGAGTGCAAGTTTAAATAAATATGGTACCAATACCAAAGTAATATGGATTGATGCGCATGCTGATATTAACACAAGTACAAGTTCTCCTTCGGGAAATGTTCACGGAATGCCTTTGGCATATTTAACAGGATTAGATAAATCACAAAATTATGATTTTGTATCTAATTTATTAAAATTTGATAATTTATGTTATATTGGAATAAGAGATTTGGATCGGGATGAAATTGAAATTATTAAAAATTATAAAATTAAAACAATTGGTTCAGATGAATTTAATTTAAATATCTCAACAGTTACAAATAATATTATTAAATGGTGTGGAACAAATCCGATTCATTTGTCAATTGATGTTGATTCATTAGATCCTACCCATATGCAATTTACTGGAACAAGAGCCCCTGATGGACTTGGAATTACCAACTTGATAGAGTTTGTTCAAACTCTATCTTTTGAAACAAATATATGTAATGTTGATTTGGCTGAATTAAATTTATACAATCCTGATTGTAATGAACTGGATATAAAATACAAAACTCAATCATTTGAAAATTTTAATTTAATTTTGGAAGCTATATATACTAATTTAAGTAAAAAAAATTGAATAATTTTTATAAACTTAATATAAATAACAATATAATTTTTACCAAAGATTAATTTTATAATTATGGTTGAATATGAATTTAACAAATTAATTTTAGGTAAAAAATATATTCAATATATATTCAATACAAATTTATCAAAATCAAAATTACCAATATGGAGTAAAGATTATTGGAATATTAATTCTTCCTATTTAAAATGTTTCAAATTAAGCCAAATACAAAGAAGTCCTAGTGCTTATTTTCATGATGATTACTGTTATAAAATTGTAATTGATTATAAAGTTTGGAATTTGGTTGAGTTAATTTTACCAGATTTAGAACTAATTTTAATACCTAAACCATCAATATTACAAATATCAAATAATAATTGCCATAACCTTATAAAAATAATTTCTAAATTGGATTATTTTGAACATATAATCTTTACTAAAAAATTTTCCACAACTAAATATTTGGAAATAAAAAATATGTCTAATGTTAAATATGTTAATTATAAAGGTTTATGGAACCAAAATTTACATAATTTACCATCTGGTTTGGATGGAATTAAAATAAATGTTAAAAGTGATACAACAAAATTATTAACTATTCCTTTTGGTACCAAAAGAATATTAATTTCTATTGTAAAAAGATATTGGAAAGTTTATGATTATAATTTAGAAAATTTGGAAAATTTTAATGAAATAAATAAAATTCTTTTCGTTTTTAATACGGGATATATTAACATTTCTAATCTGGAATTTCAATATTTGATTTATGGGGTTAATAATACTTTTATAGATTTTACAAACATACCTAATTGTGTTAAAATATTAGAATTATACGAGGATTTTAATGGTAATATGAATTATTTGCCAAATAGCATAGAAAAAATTATTATCAATGGGAAAAATAAAATGGATTTATTAAATTTACCTTCTAGTGTAAAAGAGATTTGTTATAAATGTAGAAGTTTAGATCCATTTGGTGATTTTGGAAAAATACCAGATTTTATACAAATATTAAATATAAATTTTAACCATATAGGAACTAATGATTTGGTATTATTAAATATTTGTAGAGTACCATTACCAAATAAAATTAAAGAATTAAAAATTTTCACGAGTGATTTAGTTTTAGGTTAAAAATTCACAAATTTTTTAAAAAATATTACAAGTAAAAAATATAATAATTTACAAGTAAATTATTATAATACAAAAGATACTAAAGAAATATATGATAAAATAAATATTTATGAATAATAATGATTTTTGTTTGATTTTGAAAATATATTGTGATATAAAAAAATTGATAAATTTATATAATAATTAATTTTTATAATAAATTATTCAAATAATATTTAGTTATCCAAATAATATTTAGTTATCCAAATAATATTTAGTTATCTAAATAATATCAAATGAAACACAAATTTAATAAATTAATTTTAGTAAAAAAATATATTGAATATACATTCAAAACAACTTTACCAAAATCAGAATTACCAATATACAATCAATATTATTGGTATAATAATTTACCCAATTTAAAATGTTATAAATTAAAACAACTTTTAGGCAAAATAATTGTGTGGGAAAATATTCAACAAATATATACTTACAAAATTGTTATTGATTATAAATTTGATAATATAGTTACATTAATTCTTAATGACATAAGAAATATATTAATTTCAAAAAATATAACATTACAAATATCAAATAATAAATGTGAAAATCTAATAAAAATACTTTCCAAATTAAATTGTTTTGAAACAATTATATTTAGTAAAAATTTTTCCACAACTAAATATTCTTATATTAAAAATATGTTAGGGGTAAAAACAATTATTTATAAAGGATTTTGGAATCATTATCTAAAAGATTTACCATCTAATTTGAATATAATTAAAATAAATATTAAATCAAATACAAATAATTTATTATTAGTACCCGATAAGACAAATAAAATATATATTGAGGAAAAATTTACTGAACGTGTTTATATTTTAAATTTAGAAAATTTTATTGATTTTATTCAAATAAATAGAATTTTGTTAATTTTAAATTCAAATCCAATTTTAAATTTATTTGATTTAAAATTTGAATATTTAGCCTATTATGCTAGAAATGAATCAATTGATTTTGTTAATTTACCAAATTGTATAGAAATATTAGAATTGGGTAGTTGTTTTAATGAAAGTTTAGATTATTTATCAAATAACATAAAAAAAATTATAATAGATAGTAATAGTAATCCAAATATGATAAATTTACCATCAAGTATAAAAGAAATTTACTTGAAAAATTTAACATTTACAAATGTTAATGACTTAATAAATAAACTACCTAATTTTATAGAAACATTAAATATAAGTTTAAAAAACCAAAGAATATCTCATTCACGTAATATGTTAGATAAAATTGATGAATTACACCTTTTTCGGTGAAATATGGGACACTTAAAATTTATTTTTTATACAAAAAAATAAATTTATTTTATTAAACTTAAAATAAGTTTATGTTTTGAAGTTTCATTGTGTTTATTTATTTGATTTTCACAAAATGAACCAAAATCGCATAATTCACAATAAAATAAAAATTCTTTTTTTCTTTCTTCTTTTGTTGAATGATTATTTAATAAATGAATTTTATAGTTTGTTATATTTTTATGTTTGAATTCGCATTTATCACATTTATAAGGTTCTTTATAATCACATCTTACTTTTCTTTGTCCTGTTTTATGTAATTCTGTATTTATGTGTGCTTCCCATCTCGCCTTTGTATTACATTTAAAATTACACTTTTCACATATATACTTATTAGTTTTTACTTCCATCTATTTATAATAATTAACTATATATTTAAATATTTTATTTTTTAAAATATATAGAATTAAATAATTATTTTTTAAAAATATATAGAATTATATAATTATTTTTTAAAAATATATAAAATTAAATTAAAATATATTTAAAGATATAAAAATATTTTCTAATATTATAATATATATAAATGATAAAATCTAAAAAACCTCCTGATAAAATTATTACTACTAAATGTTCTTTGGATAAAATACTTTTAGAACCTGATTTTAAACCTATTTTATTTGATGTTTGTTTT